ATGTGGGAACAACGTTTTAGACCCTCGAAAGAGGGGGAGGAGGGATAAATGGAAAAGATCTATAAAAATGCATACGTTAAGGAGGTGAATGAGGACGAGAGGACTCTCGTCGCGTATGCAAGCACGGAATCAGTTGACAGAGATGGCGATATCATTGAAGTTGGAGGTTGGGAGTTAGACAATTTTCGTAAGAACCCAGTTTTGCTCTGGGCTCATAACTACGACATTCCACCAGTGGGGAAAGTTCTGTGGGTGAAACAGGAAAACAAAGCCTTAAAATTCAAAGCGAAGTTTGCTGATACGCAGATGGCTTCTGAGATATGGAGACTATATAAAGATGGATACCTCAACGCCTTTTCAGTTGGATTTTTACCACTCGAAACTGAGAACGAAGAAAGGGATGGAAACCAGATTAGAGTTTTCAAACGTCAAGAACTTCTGGAAATAAGTGCTGTTCCTGTCCCTGCAAATCCCGAAGCACTGGTTGCTGACATCAAAAACGGAAGAGTGGTGATTATGAGCAAGATATTGAAGAAATCGTTGGATGAAAAACTGGTTGGGGCAACGTATAAGGGAGTCGTCCCGTTTGAACATTATCCATTGCTTCCAGAAGATGAAGAATGGGATGCAGGAGAAGCAAGGCGAAGAATAATGGAATGGGCTGGTGGCCCCGATAAAGATGAGATTGACTGGGCTAAATTCAGGAAAGGATTTGCCTGGTATGATAGTGAAGATTATGAAAACTACGGGGCTTATAAATTGCCTCATCACGATGTAAGTGGTGGACAATTGAAGACACACTGGCGAGGAGTTGCGGCGGCGATGGCGGCTCTACTTGGAGCACGAGGAGAGGTGGATATACCTGATAGTGATAAAAGAGGAGTATATAATCACCTCGCGAAGCACTATGAAGAATATGAAAAAGAACCTCCAGAGTTCAGACAATATACAGAAGAAGAACTTGAAGAGCTATTCCGAGAGGAGAAGAGTACGGATTACGAGAAGCAAATAAAAGAGTTGAGGAAGAAATTGGACGAGTTGGAAAAACGTGTTGAAGTGATAGAAAAGTTTAGCCTCCAATTTTCAGAAACATCAGCACCTCAAAACGGGGGCGGGGATGTTAGAAATGAAGAGGCTGAACACGTTGAGATTGATGCCGAGGTCATTCGGCAAGCAATAAAAGAAGTCATCAACGAAATGTTGAGTGAAAGGAGGAGTAAAAAATGACAATAGAAGAGCTGAAATCTATAATTAAAGAAGTGGTTCAGAACGAAATGTCTCCATACTTGGAGGCTAAAAGAAGATTACCCGCGGAAGGGGGCGAACAGAGCACGAAAGAAAAGTTAATCGGATTCGTTCGCTCGCTCTCCAAGGGGCTCGCAGAAGGGACTCCTGGAACTGGTGGATTCCTCGTCCCAGAAGAGTTCAGAGCAGAGGTTCTGCGAATTGCGAAAGATGTCGGCTACGCACTACGTTTTGCCACGAAGATTCCGATGAAATCTGATGTGATGAACATTCCCTCGCTTTCTTCCTCTGTTTCTGTAAGCTGGGTTAATGAAGGAGCTGCTGGGACAGAAAGCACTCCTGCTTTCCAACAGGTTCAGCTGATTGCGAAAAAGATGCTCGCTCTCACGGTGATATCTTCTGAACTGTTGGAAGATGCATCAATTGAAGTCGTGGATCTCCTCACGAATTTATTCGCAGAGGCGATTGCGTCCGAGGTCGATAAACAGGTATTCACAGGGAATGGCTCACCGTTTACGGGGATTCTTTCGAATTCCAATGTAAACGTTGTGAATATGGCGACAGGGAAAAAAAGCTTCAAAGATGTTTCTTTTGATAACCTCATAGATGCCGTCTCTCTTGTGAATGTGAATGCAAAGGAGAATGCTTCCTGGTTTATGCATCCAACGATAGTCGCGATTCTACGCAAAATCAAAGACAAGCAAGATCAGTACATCTGGGCGCCTCCCATCGGGACAAATCCTGCGACAATACTGGGTTATCCTGTCTACGAAATCTCGAGCATGCCCACTGTGAACAACGACAATGTTGGGACTCCATTTATCGCATTTGGCGACTTGAAATACGTGTACATAGGGCTCAGAAGCGATATGACTGTTGAGGTGTTGAAGGAAGCTACGATTGGTTCTGTTTCTCTTGGTGCGACCGACCAGCAAGCACTTCGTATCAGACAGAGGATGGCGATTGCGATTACACTTCCTGGTGCATTTTCAGTGATAAAGACAGCAGTCTCAGGAACGTAAAAAACTGGGGGAGGGGGTAGCCCCTCCCTCACACAAAAAGGAGTGAAATATGAAAGTAAAACCGAAGGCAAATATCATATATGATGGTCAGTACTTCGTTGCTGGCAAAACGTATGAAATTGCACAAGAAATCATCGACGTCATTGGGGCAAGCTATTTCGTTATTCTTGAAGAAAAAGAAGCAAAAATGGTTAGCGATAAAATGATACAAAAGCCTCCTGAATCTAAACAAGTTAAGAAGAGGAGCAAGGATGACGAATCCTTTGGAGATAGATGACCTCAAATCTTTGCTTGGAATTGCTATCGAGGATACTTCTCAGGATAGCATTCTAAATCTAACCCTTCAATCCGCGTGGATGTTCATCACCAGTTATTGCAGGAAGAAGTTCACTGTTCAGGACTATGAAGAAACTCAAATCTTTTCAAGTGAACAGCAACGCTACATTCTGCTAACAGAGTTCCCAGTGGTTGCGATTAACTATCTTCGAGTTGATGATATCGAGTTAAGAGAAGATACATACTCTCTCGAAAAGGCTTCTGGGATAATCACGTTATTCCCTATCGAAGAAGACTCATGCAGAAATTTTATGAAGATAGAAGTTTCATATATTGCGGGTTATGAAGACATCAAAGCAGAACTTCCAGATTTATACTTCACAGGTTTGCAGTTGGCGGCTCTGCGTTATTACTCTTTTTCACACGGAAGGCTGGGACTCAAATCTGTCAACGCTGGCGGGGAAGTGATAAACGTGTTAGACACGGCAGAAGGGATACCGCAAGAAGTTAAAGCGGTTTTAGATATATATAAAAGGGCTGTTTGATTGATGGACAACGTGTTAGCGATAAACATAAGAGGAGACCGTGAGACACTCGAATGGTTCAATAGAAATCTAAACAGGTTTGAGAGAACAATTCAGGAATTTATGACCAAGTGGGCTTTTGGAACAATAAGTATAACAAAAGAAGAATATCTAACTGACCCAGGTAGACCATTCAGGCTCATAAGAAGGCGTGATGGAAGCGTTGCAAGTGTTCCTATATATCCTCGAGAAAAAATCGGAGTTATTACTGGGCGATTGAGGAGTTCATACGGAGCACAAGGAAGCCCAGATGGAATCTACTCGCAAAGCAGAGGGATACACGGTTTCACGATGACAATTGGAACGAATGTAGAGTATGCAGAATCTCTTGTAGTTAGAAAGTATGACTTCCGCTGGCGTGGGGCAGAGCATTTTTATCGTTCAGAAACTATGACAAAACTGGTTGAGGAGCTTGGGAGGAATATCTTTGGAGAGCCGTAAGTTTGAAATTTATAACGCGATTCTGAATGCTCTTAAAACGTTGGAGGGTGTTGAAATCGTTGAAGGACATCCGACGGCGGGAAATCGGCAACTGGTGAAACAGAAGGTTCTGGGGCTTTCTCTCGGCAATGAAAGTTGGAGTGAAACACAAAGACCACATTGCAAATTAACGTTGTGGGTAGATTGCTTCTACAAGAACGCATACAGAGAATTCGCAGATTTTTTAGAATTTGAGGAGCAAGTGATAAGAGTATTACTTTCTAACTGGGACTATAACTTGGACTATGTGAAAGCATCTTACGTTGAAAATATTACGACAGATGAAGGGTTTCTTACTCCACACGGGAGTTTTCATATAGAAATACGTGTGGAGTATTTTAGAGATGTGAGAGAAACTTAGAAGGAGGTAAAAAATGCCTGTAAGAGAACTTTGGACTGTGTATATAGCGTTAGAAGGAG